GAAGCCAATTTATCTACTGCTGTTTTGCCACGTAAAAGCTCGATAAATTCACTTGTATAATTCTGTAATTCAACCAATGCCGCACCAAATGTTGCCTCACCAGTTGCCCCAATCAAAGCTTTTTGCTCTAAAGCCAAAATAACACCTTCAGGTGCATTCCAACTTTTTAAGATTGTTTCAGCAGAGACAGCACCTTTTTGCTTTGCTGAGAGAGCTGTGGCTTTAACCATGAGGGAAAATCCAACGCCCTTTGGCAAATTGCTTTCAGTTTTTACAACTGGATTGCCTTGAGTTGTACCAGCACCTTGTTCTGGATTTTCACCCGCTACTGGTGTAGCTTCACCCCATTCAGCTTGTGACTTTTCCAAATTCTGTAAACGAGACAGATTTAATTCAAGATTCTTGATTTCTGTTTCAAGACCTTGAATCTCTGCTTCAGTTTTACCCTGTGGAGTTGCACCAGTTTCAGTAGCCGCTTTAGTCATTAAAGCTGCAATTTTCTTTTTACGCTCTTTGATCGCTGCCAGCGCTTTGGCAATTTGCTCTTTTAAAGTCATGCGAACTTTACTCCAGTTGATTTCGATTCAGATACATCAAACAGTTTCACACCGCCCGTTTTAGGCTTTTCTGTTTGAATAATTTCGGGCTTAACACAAGGTACAGATTGTTCTGAACCTGTTTTCTTCTCAGAAAATTCCTTTTGATATAACGATTTAACCCCAGTAATCGTCGCTTCTTGATTTGCTGGAATAGTCACAGCGGAAAGCTCTAACCAATCCCACTTCGTGTAACGAATGCCCCAAGTCCCAGAGATTTCGACATACTCAATTGCACTAAATCCAATCGACATACCGCGAACCAAACCTGTTTTAATGCTGTCCCAAGCTTTTTGAAGCAGCTCTTTCAATTCAACTGATTCAACTTCACTTGGCTTCACCAATTGGACCTTGACCTTAATTCCCTCATCCGTAATTGTTGCTTCAATCACAGAACCAATTGGCTTTTCTCGGTAATGCTGCCAAAGGAAAGGAACTGGTAAAGTAAATTGAGCCCCTTTTGGTTCAACAATATCGTCAACTCGATCAGGTGCAGGCGTTGTCGCAATACCCTCAATAATCCACTGCTCTTCATCAATAGACTTGATATTGAGCAAGCTATAAGCGAGCTTCATATTTTTAAAACTCCAAAAAAAAAGCGACCTAAAAAGGTCGCTTGATAAAATTAAAATCTATTATGCAAAATAGATGCTGTATTTTTTTGCTGCTGGCTCAGGATTCATCGACATCAAAGCCACACCATTAAACATCGCAATTAATGGATCAATCTTGGCTTTCCCTGATTCTTGCTTTCGGATCGTCATCGCATTACCTTGATAAACTCCCTTAGCATTTCCCACACACCAATTCATCATCGGTTGCCCCGCATGTAGAAATTTACCCTCAGCCACTTTCCGCTCAGTTGTTTGAACATAACCCGATAATTGATAACCTTGAGGCACACCAATTAATAGCTCGAAAGGAACTTCTTCAAGCAAACCATCCTGCAATGAAGGCATCCCCAATTTATCTAATCCAATTGCAGCTTTTTCAGGAAATTTACCCGCATCATAAATGCGCTTACAAATCTTGGCCGCTTGACTAACATCATCACCAATATTTTCAACTATGACCAAATCACCCTGATCTCGGAAATCTTTTAACGTTGGCGCAATATCTTTCCGACGCTCCAAAACAATCGGATGTGCCCAAGCTCTATTCCAGCAATACCATTTTGAACGATCATCTTTATCCCGCCCAATAACGGCCATACCAAATAGATCATCCAAGCCACCACCATCAAAACCAACTGTACAAAGCTCACTTAAATCTAAAATTGATTCAATGAATAGCTTGTCTTTATATGCTGACAACTGCCAAAAATCTGCACCCGCCCAACGATCAGCCCGTTTATTTAAACCGATTTCAATATTCAAATATTTAGCTAAAAATATTTGCACCGATTCATCACCATTTTCCTGAGCTTGCTGATATTTATTCGTTAAAAAACGAATATGAGTCGAACGCCCAAGATTTGGATTAGTCACATAGAAAAATTCAGGATTCAGATAGCTTTCATCATCAATCATTTCCTGTGGAAATTCATACAATACAGGCAAAAAGGATGGATTAATAATTTCACCATCACGCACCTTACGCGCGTAATCTAATTTTTTCTTAAAAATTCCCGCTGGAGGCTTGTCCGATTGAGTCGATAGATAAATCAAAAAACCTTCAGGAAATGAAGCCATACCACCCGTTGCTTCTTCAAGCATTGATTCAGCATTGGCACGTTCACCAAAAACCCAAAGCTCATCAACTAAAATAAATGCACCTTTTGCGCCTGCACTTGATCCTGTTTCAGCAGCAATCACCATTAAAACCGCATTAGTCACACGATGTGTAATAGTTCTGGTATGTTCTGAAACACTAAATAAAGCATTTAGTTCAGGATCAGCCCGAATCATGTTTTTAAGCGGTGTAAAACTGTTATCAGCAACCTTTTTTGTTGGTGCAATAATAATAAATTCAGCAGCTTCACGACTGTTTAAAATAATCGCAGTAAGCATAATGCCCGCTGCCATTGTTGATTTCGTATTTTTTTTACTAATCAGCAAGAAAAATTCATTAATTAATCGCTGATTGCTCTGATACTCCAAAGCACCGAAAATTGCAGCAACGAAATCGAATACCCATTGCGCTGTTATTTCGCCAATCGTTGGCTTTCCAGTAACATCAACAACAATTAATTCTTTGAAAACACGTAAAGCCATATCAGCTTCAGCAGGAAACAACGGCTCAAAAGCGATTAGCGATTCTTTCGCTAAAATCTTTTTTTCCCAATCTGGGCAAGCTGTTGTCCAGATTGGGGACATTGAAGACATATCAACTCACTACCTGTTGTTTACGTTGCTCATCAGCAGTTGCAAATTTACTATTTTTAGCAACCTCCCCCGCAGCAGCAGTACGACCATCCTTAATACCCATTTCACCCACTTTACCAAACTCATAAGGCAAAGCAGCCTTAGCAGCCTCAATTCGAGTCTTTCGGTCTAAACGAGCATTTTTGTAAACAGAACGCAAAAACTCTAAAGAATTGGTTACACTCTCCATCTCTTGAAAGTCGGCTTGTATAGCGGCTTCACCTAAAGGCGTAGCATCCAACCCCCCGCCCCCCTGAGAATTTAAGCTCGCCAGATATGCAATAACATCGGGATCATCCGCAAGTTGGCTACCTTTCGCCCCCGCTGAACGTTCAGAATAGCCAGCCAAGACAGCAGCTTCTTTATTTGACTTACCTTGCATCTTTGCACGGCAAAAATCTTTTTTCTTTTGAGTCAAAGCCATTTTTACCTCCAAAGTGCAAAATATTGGCAAGATTTATCGAAATTTATATATTTTCTAAAAAAGTTTATTTACTTCTTTGAAAATAGGAAAATTTTTTACAAATGAGAAAGGAGGGCGGTGTCCGCTAAAGCCATTTAAGGGATTTTTTGATACCCCCCACCATGTAAAAAATGCACCATGTAGGTGCATTTTTGTATTGTTCCACGAAAACATTACACACTTGTTTCATTCTGTAATGTTCCACGAACTAAAACTTGATGAGTGAGCAACTTGTCTTTAGCCTCAAGCTTTCGTTGCTGAACCAACCAAGCATCCCAAGCTGCATTCACTATTTGAGCAGCAATTTCATGTTCTTTTGTAGTACCTGACTCAACAAAACAAACCTTATCAAAGCTATAAGTTACAAAGCAAAACAAATGCTTAATCGAAAATACACCCAATTGAAAATCTATTGCTGCCTGTTTAAATTGCTTCTTACTTATCATCGTACACCTGCCTTACTTTCAGCCAGTGATTTAATGTCATGGCATGGCTTACAAAGTGACTGAAGATTGCTCATATCATCTGTACCACCTTGCGCTGTGTTGACGATATGATCACACTGAAGGTCCATTGTGACTCGACCACATTCACAACATGTCCAGTTGTCACGCTCATGTACCAATATCTTTAACTTTCGCCACTGACGACCACCACGCCCCTTGCCATAATTCTTTTCGGGCGGTGGCAAAGTTGCATGGTTGCTTTTCAATGTCGGCAAGTTAGATGATCCCAATTTAGGTAATCGCATTCTCATTCCCCAACTAAATATAAATCTGACTGATCAGAGATAGGCTCTAGCACTTGTATCGGTACATTCTTTGTTAATCGTGCATGACATGGGCCGCAAACTGAAAGCCAATTATTTTTATCCCAAAATAAAACCCGATCTAATTTCGGTTCTGTTTTGTGGACTACCGATAAGGCAACAGAAACGTAACCTCGGCGACCACAGTCTTGACACAACGGCTGATCCAAGAGAAAAGCCTCTAAAGCAGCTTTCCAAGCTTTATCTTTAAATCCTTTTTTGCTTGCTCGGTCCTTGACTCGTTCAGCCTTAGCTATGTCTGCTTCATGTTTTTTCCAGACTTGTTCACGGTCCATAATTAGCCTCAAAAAAAAAGACTGTATGCCCATTGGAAAACATACAGTCTTGTGAATGAGTCCTAAGACTCTGAGAAAAACTTACAATTCTTCATTATGGGAAAATTTAGATTATAACTGGCTCACCTGTCAAGTAACTTTTAAGATAAAAAGTTACCTTTTTAGTAGTTTTTATTAATTTGATATTGGATCTTATCCTCAATAATTTCGATCTCTTCATTTAGAATATCTTTAAACTTTGAAACCAACTTACCTATTTTGCGCTGCACTTGCATTCGACTAATACCACCTATTACTGCTCTATTACGCTCAGACGGCTTATAATCTGGGGTAACTGCACAAACCTCAACTAAAGCAATATAGATTGCAATTTCATTATCAGAACTTAATTCAGCCATTTTCTTAGAAACATATTCAGAATGAATAAATATTGCGGCAGATTTCAATTGCTGAATATTATTATGCTGCAATGCATAACACTCGATTAACTTATTTTGAACTGGTGTAAGCCTTGCATAGCTCAATGTTAAACATGCATCAACCGTTGTAAATAAAGGGATTCCGCCTGATGGTATAGCCTCAAGATTTACTGATTTTGGGCTCAAATATCTAAGTAATTTTTCCATTGGTTAGCCCTTCAGGTGAACGAGTGAATGACGAGTGAATGAAATATTTATCTCGTTCACCTTGTAAGCTATTGTTTTTATTTTTAAATTTATTAAAAGTGAATGAGTGAATGAAAAAATACGCGCGCGTGAGAAAATAAAAAAAATAATGACAATACTATTGGTGAATAAAGTAAGAATAGATAGAGTAAAAAAATAATTTCCCACGTGTGCGTGCGAGAAGTTGTTCCCTCGTTCACCTGAGAGCTTTATATTATTATAATTCAATATCTTGCTAGGTGAACGACTAGGTGAACGAGCGAATTTGTCATTCCCCTCATTCACCTGAACAGCTTCACAAGCTATTGTTTTTACATAACAAAGCTTAGGTTTAGGCAGATTGTTTGTCAAGTACATTTGGTACTCCTTTTTCAAATTCATTAACGCACTCTCCATACCAATCAATAGCGGTCCTACCCTCTGGAATATCACCAATCTTAATTATTAATGACTGCTCTTCCTGATGCTTATATCTCCACTTTTGTTTCTCTATTAGCTCAACACCATCAATCTTTTTTAAATCCTCAGTAAATTTACGGTATGAATATTTATGCTCAAGTGTCGATGATGCCCATTCTTTGTATGCATCATAGAGCTGCTTTGCCATGCAACTGACACATTTATATTTCGTTTCACCCGCAATCCATTCATCAACAAACACCTCAATAGATCGCTTACTTGCATTCATTAATGCTCGTTTTGCTTCCGTAACTGGTGGCTTGTCATGTTTAAAATCATCCAGTGGTACTGTGAGCAAATAGGTATAAAATGCATCTAACCCATCGCCTGCAATTTCTGCATAAACTTGTTCGCTCAGTGAATCACTTAATTTACTTTGCGGTGCAATCACAAACCAACGTCTAGCCTCACCGTGTAATGGGAATGGGATATTTTCATTCGATGCAAAAGCCATATTGAAATAAGCAGGCACTTGTTTTTGAGGACGTTGCTTTTCATTGATCGTTACGCTTTTAGCCGTGATCAATGCATTTAAGTACGGTGTAACGTTGTATTTAGTTGCATTCGTTGCAATTTCTTCACCAAAGATGAAAGCAGCATTGTTTAACCAACCGTTAAACTGAGGGCTCTCCAATTCTTGAGAAGTAATAACGCGATGATATTTCCCATATATACCGCCCATCACCTTTTCAAATAAAGTTGTCTTTCCAGATCCTTGAATATGACTTGCCATCAAAACAGCACTGTGAGCTTTTTGACCCTCATTTTGAATTGGATAAGCAAGCCACTGGAGTAACCATTGCGTTATATCCAAATCACCATTGCACAAGCTCCAAACCATCTTTAAGATGCCCGCGCATTTTGAACGAACTATACTATAATCATATGGATTTTGATCCTGATCTAATAAAAGTCCAGTCGGATAACCTTCAAATGTATTGATGTAATTTGGATCAATATCAATTTTACGTGTTGGATCAAAAATCAACTTTTCATAATCAATTTCACTACGTTGCGGACTTTCAATCCATTTTTTATATTCATGCGGATACATCAACTGAGCAGCCGACCATGACACCACTCGATTGAGTGATTTATCATATAAAAATGTTTCACCTTTCAACAAAATACAATTTTTACTCATCGTCGGTGCAATATCCCCAGCACCATCAATAAGCATCTTTTCCACCTCATCTTTTTCTAGCGTTTTTCGATCTTCATGGCTATACCAATTTTTATAGATACTACTCAACGTATGCTTAAGTGATGAAATCTTGAATTTGTGCCTAGTTTTTAGGTCAAATGCATCATTACTACATGCAATTACAGCATAACGCTCTAAAGCATTTTTTAATTTAGCAGCAGGACTATTGGGATCAATGACTCTGAAATCCTCGCCACTCCCCGTTTCAAGCTGCTGACCAGTTTCAGAATGTCCATTCATTGGTGGTGCAAAATCTAACTTAAACTCATGATCGGAATTGTCGATATTTGACGGATTTTCCGAGATTTGCCCAAGATTCTGGTCGGCTAAAACTGAGGGGTGCGGGGAAACAGCAGAAGCAAAATCAGATGTTGAAATTGCCGTTTCGATCTGCCGACGAACTTCTTCTAAACCCGCTATAACGTGTAGATCATTAAAGTCCGATGGTGGCTTTGGTGTTGCTGGTGGCTGCTCGTTATTTTCTTCGAGATTCATATCGTCTCCACCATTTTAAATTTAGGTAATACATAAATACCGCCAGTAGCAGCCACAGCTTTTTTAGAAGCTTTTAGGCCCGCATCAGGAGGATCAGAATGGCTATCATCATCAGTGCAATAAACAATTCGTAAGGCTGGATACTTTGACCGAATTGCTATGCCTACCTTGTCAGTATTACCCGATTGAAATGACAGGATCGTAGTTCTTCCCGTTGCCTCATAGATGCTTGCTCCAGTCGCATAACCCTCTGCCATACAGACGATTTGGTTTGGCTCTAAAATCTCTCCGATGATGTAAAAGCAACTATTTAGCCGCGCTCCCTTCAAATAAGGCTTAAATCCATCTGCATGGATTTCCTGCATATTCCAAATTTTGCCGTCTATATCAAACAACGGCACAAGTAAATTACCTTTGCCATTAATCTTACAGCCGTGATTCTTTACCTGTTTACGATCCAAATATGGACAATCACGGTCTACAGATTTACCTTTCCAAAGCCGATCTGCACGTTTTGCAGCAGCTTCTTGAGCTTTGCGTTCTTCAGCTTCAGCTTGCAATCGCATTTTTTCTTCACGTTCACGCCATTTGTGACGGTCTGCATCAGTTACATTGCTATCAGCCGATAAACCAACAATCGAACCAACTTCTTTTAAAACTTCTGCATGTGAATATCCACGCGCTTTGACAATCAATTCAAAACCATCGCCTGCACCACATTGGTTACAAATCCAAGTGCCTTTGCCTTGTTTGTCATCGCAACGAAAGCGATCTGTACCGCCACAAATCGGACATGGCCCATGCTTGTTTTTATGTACTGGTACGGTAATGGCAAAGGCAGGAAAAATCATATCTTTCCAACGACCAAGCGCTGCATCACGTACTTGAGGGAATGTAAGAGCCATGATTATTCCCCATCCAATCCAATTTCTATGCGCTTAATAGCATCAACCAATAGCAACCCTTTCTCTTTTAGCAATCCTTTGTTTGCAGTTAAAAACCAATTGCGTACTTCCGAATCGCTTACACTAGAACTAAACATTTTGGATTTAGCGTCCTCAAACATTTCAAAATCAGAAATTGCTTGTTGAAGTGAATTAAGGTCTTCATAATTTTCAATATAAGCAAGTACAAGCGTATGCTCTTTCGATTGCTTCAAGCCCATTTCATTTACATATTTATATGCATTCATAAGCCTTTACCCTCATGATGCAATTCAGCCATTGCAAGCAAAGTTGCAGCTATTCCAATTAATTCATAAGACTCTTTGCGAATAACTGCTAATTCATCAGCAGTTATAACGTTGTCCTTGATTGCTGCAACAATAGATTGCACCAAGTCGCCATTTTCATGAGCCAATTTTCCGACCTTTAAAATAAAATCAGAATTGGATAAAACATCAACTTTAGGCAACTCAAACCAAGCTGCATTTCCATGAATTGCACAAATACTATCCATAATTCGAGCATCTTTCGTTTCTGAAAGAATGCCTTCCAAGTGATAAATATTCGGCTTATGCGTAGGAGTCGTTGGATTCACAGAACTACGGAAGGTATTGATATTCCAACCGTTCTTTTCTGCAATGACTGCCATCATGCAATCATCTTTATCAGAATTGCTTACAGCAGCTTTAAGTGCTAATTCAAGCGGCAAAACAGCACGCTCTTTACGTTCAGTTAAAGAAAGAACCATGTTTAAATTCTCCAATTTCATTCATTTTTTTAATTTTTATAAGGAATTAAGCTACTTCTAAGTTGTAGAACCAGCGGACAATATCTTCATATGAAAAACGTTTTTCAGAATGATCAGCCAAAGCCTGCATTAACTCAGGACGTGGAATCTTATAACGATGTCGCAAATGAGTTCTTAGATATGATGATGATGTACCGCATTTCTGAGCATATTCATCAAGCTCATTCGTACCATTCTCACGATCAGCACGATCTAACGCGGTAATGAATGCACCAAAATCAAGTTTCACAGGAAGTTCCAAAGCCATTTTAAGTTACCTTTTCGGTGATTATTAAAATAAGTTACCTTTTAAGTAACTTCAAATCAACTAAAAAAGTAACTTTTCTTGGATTTTAATCACCTTTTTTGGCATTTGTATTTTATTTAAAAAATGCGAATATCCATCGCAAACCCAACACTGGCAACGTTTATGGCTAAAATTAATGTAATTAGACGTGAAACCACTCTAAAAATTCTAAAACAATTAAAAGACAATTACGGGATTGAACGTAAGGATTTTGCAGAACTTGCTGATATTAACTACAACCTTTTAAATCAGTATCTTTCAGATAAACGTCATAAGAACATCGGAGCTAAAACAGCAAGAGCAATTACTAGTGCGATTGGTGTAGACCCAGAGTGGATTGATCAGATTCGTAATGATCTTGAGATAAAACTAATATTAAGCAGAAATTTTCAAGCGACAAAATCTGACGTATTGCAGACTAATAATCGTGTCGAAACACCATTTGCCACTTACAAAGTTGATGCTAACTCCTTTAAACTGCTACCAATAATGAAAACAATCTTTCTTTTCAGAGGTAAGGCGGTGGAGATAGTCGAAAGTGATAGTGTAAAGTTTGGTATTGAAGTTCCATCAAGTATGATTGACCCAGTAGCATTCGAGATCGCAGGAAGCGGTCATGTTAGACCATATAGAAGCGGACACGTGATTCTTGCAGATGCAGGAATTGAGCCTATTTTAAGTGAAGATATTTTAATCAAGACGGTTGATAATAAATATTTCATTGGTGAATTTATGTATGATCGCGAATCAGAAATAGAGATTCGCACAATTGATGATTTCCCAGAAGTGATTCAAAAAGTAGATATTGAAAAGACTTATGCAATAGTAGCTTTCTATACTTCTAGAAAAAAATTACCAATCTCAACTTAAAAGTAGTTTTCCGACACATAAACCACGCTAAATGCGTGGTTTTTTATTGAAATAACAAAAATAAATCTAATAAATTAGGTAACTTTATTTATTTAAAATCACCTTTAAGGTATTGACAAGTTATTTTGGTAACTTTATCTTGGTTACTTAAATCACCTAAAAGGTAACTTTAAATGAAAAAAAATTTCCATGAGTTTGATCAATTTGACGGGATTGTTGTTGGTCGCCTATTTGCTGCTAATTTTGCTCAACCAGAACGTGATTTCGATTTCTATCGCACACGCTCAATTGATCAAATTAAATGCGCTATTTCTAATATTTCGAGCGCTCATACTTACCCTGAATTAATTGCGGCCATATCTCAAGCAAATGCTTCCATTGATTGCGCTTATCATCTTGAACTTATTGATTTAAGTGAAAAAGCGAATTGGGTAGATCAAGTACACGCGGCTAATAAAAATCAATTGATTGAGGCTTAAACATGAAAGCCGCTATCTATCTCACAACATTCTATATTTCAGCTTTTCTGCTGCTTTTGCTTGTACTTTGCATAGGCCTTAAAAGCTGTGCCCATCCAGTGCAAGAAGCTGAAAGTATTCTTGCCTATCAAGCTCAATTTCAAAATGCAAACGAGCATGAAGTTTTTGTTCGTCGCTTAGGAGATAAGTGATGCCTGAATTAATTGAATTAAAAACACCATTTTCAGTAATTCGTCAAACTGCTTTGATATTGATTGAACGCGATATTTTTACAATTCATAAATGCTCAACCTTTGAACTTGCAGAACGTCTATTAAATTGGCTGCACGGCTCAGTAAATGCTTACTACATATCTGAAATGATCTCAGATGAAGAACGCCAGAAAGTATTGAGCTTTCTTGAGTATTACTCACAATCTTTTAGACCAATTGATGAACCAACATCACATGTTTCACATGTTGTTGATTATTTGGCATTCGTAACTAAAGAAAAATGTACTTCAGAAATAACAAAAATTAAGGAGTCTAGTCATGCTAAGTCTCGAATTTAAATTAGGTGTACTCATTCTTTTAATTATTTTCCTTGGGCAACTATTAGCAACTTATGTGGAGAATAGTCATGCATTTCTATGATCCAGTAAGCAAAATTATTAAGGCAGACTTGAGTGCTGAAGTTGATGCTTGGTTAGCTGAAGGTAATCAAATTAAAGTTTTAGATGGTTACAACCAAGAAAATAAAGCCGCGCATCATACTAATAATGATGAGCTAATTGTAAACAAAGCAAAAATTGCACAACTGAATACATGGTTAGTTGCTAGGGCTGGCCGTGTGACAAAACTCAATCGAAAAATGAAATTGAGTGTCAAATTATTTTCAAATATTCGTCGTGGTCTATGCCCTTGCAAAGTCGGACTTTATAAGAAATTTGAAGAACAAATGGCAATCATTGAACAGGGTGAACGGAAATGACTATTGATGTACTTGATGAAGATGGTGCAAGCAACATTGCTCATCCTGAGCTTTTTGAAAAGCCAAATAAATCAGAACTTTTGAAGCATTTAGAAAATTGCGAAAAAGTAGTCCAAACATGGCCGAAATGGAAAGTTGAAAGTATTCGAAATGCTTTTGGTATTCCTAACTCAAACACTGAGCTAAAAGTTGGTTCTAAAGTCAAAGTTGATTTTATTAGTGAATCAAGAACTGAATTTTCGGGTAAACGTTTTACAGGTACTGGTGTTGTAGATCGTCTTGAAGATGGTCGCATATTCGGACGTTTAGATGATGGTCGTCCTTTTATGTGCTTTCCAAGTGATATTTCATTAGCAAAGGATAATAAATAATGAAAAATTTAAATATTCAAACAGAAAAATTAGTAGATGACTTTGCTATGGCGTTAAAAGCAAAATTACTCAAAGCCCAAGAAAAATATGGATTTACTAATGATTGGTTAAGCGATAATTGGGAAAATGAATGCCAAGCTCAGTTAATTAACCATATTGATAAAGGTGATCCTCTTGATGTAGCTGCATACTGTGCATTCATGTGGTTTCATAATTGGAAAACCATAAGTGACCCAAAACCGCTTGAACCAACTGAAATAAGTCGACTTGATAAATTCATATCTGATGTATTGGATATAGAAGGTATTGAGATAGAAGATATTAAACAACTAGCTAGGGATAATGGATTTATTTGTAAACTTGTTGGCGGAAACAACAAGCACGGCTCATATACAATTTTCAAAAAGTTTAAAGCTTATTCAGTAGCTATCACCAAATGCCACTGTGGTCATATCCATTTATTAGAAGATATGTGTGTTGAATGCAATCCAGATCTAAAAGATAACTTCCTAGGAAATGGAACTCCAATTGCAGCTATTGAACTAGATGAAAATGATTTGCCATTTTGAGGATGTGACATGACTACATATTCAGAAATGCTTGAACAGCCTCAAATCATCACAAAAATTGAATCAGCAATTGGCGGGCAAATTGTCAGTGTTTACTTGGCTGCTGGATTAACACCACCAATTCCATTTCAGGAAAACGGTCGCTTTAAATACGTAGATCCAGCACCGCAAAAATACGCAAATCACTTACGCGAAGGCATGAAATTGTTCGCTGAGATTTTGGATGAAATTCACCAAAATACTGGAGGTGATGATGCCTGAAATTACAATTACGCTAGAAGTAGATTCAGCACCTCAATTGGTACTTGGTCAGTCTATTTTTGGTGGGATTATTACAGCTCTAAAACTGGAAAAGAAAAAGTTAGTACCAGTATCTTATTTAGTTGATAAATACAGTTTGTCAGATGAAACGATCAGAACAAAATGCATTTCGATTAATAAGGGAACAAACGGCAAACATCTTTATGATCCAGACGAAGCTGATGCAATTTTGAAGAATTCAAAACGCCGACGTGGAATGAAACGGATAAATTAAAAAATGCCCGCTATATGCGGGCTTAGTTTTATCTATTAAAAGCTTCAACCAAATCTTCAGCATTCGGATTGTAGTAAGTATTCACTAACACATCTATCTTCTTGTGACCCGTAATCTTTGCTAGAACCTCTACAGGCATTTTACGAACTCTAACCATACGTGTAATTGCTTCATGTCTAGTATCGTGGAAATGCAGATCATTCAGACCAATACTTGCTTTCTTTTTTTCCCACATAAGCCTAAAAGCATTGATTGTTTGAGGAATGATTTTGCGACCATCATGCTTAATTAATTCCAACAAAGCTTTGGCCTCTTCAGATAATGGTACATTACGAGCTTCACCATTCTTAGATTTAGGAATGTGGACATGACCGTCATAAATATCATTTTTCACCATCGAAACAAGTTCACTCTTACGCATTGCGGTCTCTATAGCAAATAAGAAGCCCCAGGCCACATAATGCTGTGATAATACTGGTGTATTCCCCTTTTCATAGTCCAATGCTTTCAAAATCATGTCAATTTCAGATGGATGAATGCGTCTATCCCTAGCCTTTGGCTTTTTAGGCTTAGTAATTTGCATCCAAGGATTTTCATCAATTAAAAATAATTCTTTCTGAGCATAGGTAAACATTGCACTGTAATGAGAAATCTCTTTAAGTACAGTATTGGCACTAACTTCAGATGATCGCTTGTTACGCCATACGGTTAAATCTTTAGGCGTTATGTCGTATATAGATTTCTGAGCCAAAGCACCAAACTTCATCTCAAAATTTTTATACTGACCTGTGATCCAATCTCTTGATGATTTTGAAGGATTGTATTGACCTACATCTTGATAGTATTTTGTATTGAGATCTCGAAACATAAATTTTGGTTTAAGCTCACCTGTTTCAACTTTCGTCTGAGCCTTCAACTCTAATAATTTTATAGCTGCCCATTGCTCACATTCTTTTGCAGTATCGCGGGTGCAATAGTAACGTTGGTTTTGATATGAAATGGTGATTGTGTAGG